GCCGGACCCGGCGGTGGCGGACTTGATTGAGAAGTATCTCGGGACCCTTAGCGACCACTACGAAGCGGCGCCTGCCCTCAATGAAGCGTATGTCATTGACTTGGCGTCCCACTACTTTGAACGGGTCCGGCTGGAGCGAATACGCGATGCGCTCGAATCCTCCCTGGAACGCGGGGACGTGAAGGAGGCACGGGAAGCACTTGCCACCCCGCCGGTGGACTTCTCCTCGGGCGCCTGGAAGGACCCGTTCTCCAAGGAGGCAATCAAGAAAACTTTTAGCCACCGGGAAGATCAAACAATCATCCAGTTCAAAGGGGCCCTGGGTGATTTCCTGTCCCCGCATTTCGAACGCACGGGCTTTATCTCCTTCTGCGGGCGGGACAAGGTAGGCAAGTCCTACTGGCTGCAAGAAGTCGTCTACATTGGGCTGAAGCAGCGGCGCCGGGTTCTTTACTATGTGCTGGGCGATATGTCGGAGGAGCAAGTCCACCGCCGCCTCTATGGCCGCTTGCTTCTCCGCCCCTGGAAAACAAGCTCAGTGAAGCGGCCCATCTCGATGGCTCCCGCCAAGGGAGAAGCGAACATCCGTTTCCGAACGATGGAGCGGGAGGGCATCTCCGCCCGCGGAGTTTGGGAAGGCATCGAGAAGTTCAAGGAGGATACGGCGAGCAGTTCCATGCGGCTCCGGCTGCGGATTGCCGGCGGCCTGGAAGTCTCCGCCAGCGGAATCGAGCAAGACATCCTCCGACTCACCAAGCAAGAGCAGTGGGTCCCAGACGTGGTCGTTATAGATTATGCGGACTTGCTGGGCGTGGAGGAGCACACCAAGCGCCAGGACGTGCGGCACCAAATGAACGCTTCGTGGATGACCATGCGGCGCATTGCGCTAACGTATCATTGCCTCGTCGTTACGGCGACCCAAACGGCAGCCACCGCCTACAATTCTTGGATCATACGCAAGAAGGACTTCTCCGAAGACAAGCGCAAGAACGCCCACGTGACTGGCATGATCGGAATCAACCAATCGGAAAAGTCCGACGACGGACAGCCGTCGGAAAAAGAGCTAGGAGTCTACCGCTTGAACTGGGTCGTCTTGCGCGGCGGCGGGTGGCCTGAATCCAAGGTCGTGTGGACGGCGGGCAACTTGGCCGTAGCTTGTCCTTGCATCATCTCCTCCTTCTAGCAGATAATAAATACGAACCTATGAAAATGACACGAACAAGAGCAGTTGCGTTCTTCGCCGCCATTGGCTTTCCCAAAGCGGACGAGTGGGACGACGCCAAACTTATCGGCCGCTTGGCCCAGGTCCCTACGCGGATTGAAGAGAAGAACGTTCCTGACGCCTTCATGCCAGTTTATGATGAGCTCTGCGAGGACCCGGTCGTAGAGTTTCTCCGCGAGGACGGCCAGCCGGCTCCCCGGAAGCCGCGGGTGAAGGAGAGCGAGCCCCTCCCCAAACCCACGCGGGATAAGGACGGCGCTCCGCACGGGACCATGAAGGCTTCCGTGAACGCGGTCCTTTCTGTAGCTTGGAAGACCGACAAGAAGATTGCCAAGGAGGCGGGGATCGGTTTGCAGCAAGCCCGGCGCCACCTCCGCAGCATCGTAGCGGACGGCAAAGTGGAGAAGCGAAACCAAATCATCTACCGCATCAAAGAGTAACTATGTTCACGCTCACAAAAGAATTCACGTTCGAAGCAGCCCACCGGCTCCCGCATCATGACGGGAAGTGCCAGCGGCTCCACGGTCACAGCTGGAAGATGAAGGTGGCTGTCCAGCGGACTGACTTAGTTCGCAGCGGGCCCAAGCAAGGGATGCTGGTGGACTTCGGGGACCTCAGCAAAGCCGTCCGCCCGTTGCTCGAGAACTATCTTGATCACCACTATTTGAACGATACGCTTGGGCTGGAGAATCCCACCAGCGAGGAGATAGCCCGTTGGATTTACGATTACCTCGAGCGCATCATTCCGGACCTGAAAGGCATTTCCATTGAGGAGACTTGCACGTCCGCCTGCCTCTATGTGCCATGAGCGCCACGTATCCCATTCATGAGATGTTTGATACCTTCCAAGGAGAAGGGGTCCACATGGGAAAGCCGGCGTTCTTTGTCAGAACGTTCGGCTGTCCGGTTCATTGTCCCTGGTGCGACTCCGCGGGGACCTGGCATCCGGACTGGATACCCAAGGACGTGAAACGGATGACCCCAAACGAAATTGTTCGGCAACTGCCGACCGAGTGCCAGATAGTGGTTATCACCGGAGGGGAGCCAGCGATACATGACTTGGCTCCGCTGGTGTATGCGTTGCACGGGCGCCAGCTGCGGGTCCACTTGGAAACCAGCGGTGGCTTTCCTATCTTCGGAGACTTCGATTGGATCACACTCTCGCCCAAGCGGTGGAAACCTTGTTTGCCGGGAAGCGTGGAGGCAGCGGACGAATTCAAGGTGATTGTCGAGGATGGAGCAGACATCGATGAGTATAACGATATGCTCACCCGCTGCGGGGTCGACGAGTTCACTACCAAACCCATTTGGCTCCACCCCGAATGGAGCAAGCACAAGGACCCGGACGTTCTGGAAGCTATCTCCTATGCAGTGAAGGACGGGCGGGGCCGGTTCCGCGCCGGGTGGCAGCTTCACAAGTGTTATCATGTAGATATGCTGGACAGACGGACCCGCCCGCTGGTCCCGCTAGGCGGCGACTTCAAGAAAGGCTTCTAAAATGGAAAAGCGAATATTGACTCAGATGGAATGCCAGCAGGCTGCTCACAGGCTGCGGATGGATTACTTCACCAATCACCAACCTCCACTGAACGAACGCTTGCGGCTTTACGGCGTCCCACGCGGCGGGGTCCCGGTGGCCTACCTCGTGGAGCCCAACTGCCTCGTAGAAACTCCGGAAGAGGCAACGCTTATCGTCGACGACATTGTCGACAGCGGGCGGACGCGGGAGAAATACAAAGCCCTCTTTCCCAACACTCCTTTTATGGCGCTGACGGACTACCTCGAAAAGCCGGCGGTCAAAGGGCAGTGGATCGTCTTTCCTTGGGAGCAGGCTGAACAAGGGGACGACACGTCCGCGGACGATATTGTGGTCCGCTTGCTGCAATACATCGGGGAGGACCCCAACCGGGACGGGCTTAAAGACACGCCTAAGCGGGTTCTCAAAGCGTGGAAGGAATTAACCGTGGGATACTCCCAAGACCCGGGCGACATCCTCGAGAAGAGTTTTGAGATTCACCGCTACGACCAAGTCATTGCCTGTTCTTGGATCGAGTTTTATTCCATGTGCGAACATCACATGCTCCCCTTCTCCGGCTATGCCCACGTGGGCTACTTGCCAGCGGAGGGAGATGTAAACAACGTCCCCAAGTCCATGCCGAAAGTAGTCGGGCTCTCCAAGCTCGCCCGCTTGGTGGAATGCTATGCCCGACGCTTGCAAGTCCAGGAGCGGATGACTGAAGACATTGCGCACTCACTGGAGGAGCACCTAAAGCCGCGCGGTGTGGCTGTAGTCATCCAAGCGAAACACTTATGCATGGCGTGCCGGGGAGTCGAGAAGCACAAGTCGGTGATGGTCACGAGCGCCATGCGCGGAGTATTCCGGGACATTGGGCCCGCCCGCGCGGAGTTCTTCCAACTGATTGAATTAGCCCGACATTCCAATGGCCACTGAAATTCCTAAGCTACTGGGCTCCGAGTCCATCTTTATGGACTCCGGCGCGTTCTCCCTCTACGCCATCAACGTTGCTAAGAGCCAAGGCCAAGAGATGATGGAGGGCTTCGACGTCGTCCTGAAGAAACGTAGGGAAGGAAAGGCATTCGCTGAATTTTTGAAGAAGGATAAACTGGACCCGCCACCACGTAGGGCTCGCGGGGACGACTACTCGTATTACAGTCTGTCGAAAGGCTCCGAGTTCCGCGCCTACTGCGACATCTACGCTAAGTTCATGAAGCTCTTTGCGGGACGGGATATCACGTTCGCTACAGTAGACGCCATCCGAAACGAAGAACTCTCTTGGGATATTCAAAAGTATTTTGAGGAGGAGCACGGGCTCTACCCGATGCCCATCGTCCACGGTGGCACGGCGGCCCGCTACCTCCACCGATATCTAGAGGAGCCGAAGAAGTATCCCCTGATTGGATTTGGCGGGTTGGCGGGCGGCGTCCGTCCTTTCATCAAGTGGGTGGACGAGTCGTTTGCGGACGTCTGTCCCAAGTCCAATAACTACTTGCCGTTGGTGAAAGTCCACGGCTTTGCTGTGACGTCCTGGGAATACATGATTCGCTGGCCGTGGTGGAGTGTAGACTCAACCAGTTGGATTAAGTATGCGGCTTACGGCTGGATTCTAGTGCCACCCTTCAGCAAGGGCAGTTTCCGATATGACCTCCCGCCCTTGCAGTTGAACATGAGCCGCAAGCCCACGCCGCGCATGCACCGCTCGATTCGGAACAAGGGCAAGAGCCCGCGCCAGCAGCGTGACAACCACTACGATAACACAACCAAATTCGTGAAGGAGCAAACGGACCGCTGGCTCGCCCACTTGAAGATTCCGATGGGTGCCTTTGAGAAGGAGGAGATTGTGGAGGAGGGTGTCAGCTCGTCCTTCCAGGCGCGGGCCATTGTGAATCTCCACTACTTCAAGAACTTGGAGGAGTCCATGCCACCTTGGCCCGTCCCACTCAACCGGGAGTTAATCCAGGAGGGGTCTGTGCAATACCATCGAGGCTTTGGTTTATGAGAATATATTTTAGTGGAATGCATGGAACGGCGTCCGAATGTCATGATGTCGTTTTACGAAATGCGGCCGGAGGCCAAAGACAAACGGCCACAGCGGCGGTTCAAATTACTGATGGAGAAACGATGAGAATATACTTTAGCGGCGGCGGCGGAACGGCGGACGTGCCCGAGGCTTTGGTGCCCGAGCGCAAGCCGCACATCATGCTGACGTTTTACACGATCGACGAGAACCGAACACGGGACCGGCTCAAAGCACATCTAGCGCAACGAAAGAAAAAGAAATGAACGGAAACAAAGCAACCGCAGTGAACGTGCTCTATTGCACCCTCGCCTACGCGGCTGTCGTAATTGCAAACCTCTTAGCGATGAACAAGGGTGTTTACGACTACCGCACGGGCGAATTCGTCTTTAACGCATTACAACTAGCCACCTTCATCATGGCCGCGACTGCTCTATGCAAGAAATGAAAACATACATCTCCATCCTGTTGTCCGTTGTTATTGCGCTCCTGCCCGTGTCCGGCTCCGCCGGCGAGGGTCCAGGCCAGCAAGTCCAAGTCATTACCGTGCGGGTGGCCGTCCCCGAAGCTGGGCAGGATATGATCATCCCCAACAACATTCCGCCCGATGTCCAGGAGCAGGTGCGGCGGGTTCTGGAAACCGATCCTCCCGCTCCGCAGTTCTTCCAGGGAATCGCCACGTGGATTGTGATGATTACGATTGTGGTCGTAGTCGGCATCATTCTTTACTGCCTGTGGAAGTGTTCGCAGTTAATTCCTCCGCCGCCTCCTCTAGAACCAGCGGACTCCCAGGAGCCTCCCCGGGACCCTTACCCCGCCCTCGCCGGCCCGCACGCTCTCGTCTACAATCTGGAACCCGCTGCGGAATACGAGCTGCAATACACCCTCAGCCTAGAGAACCCGCAGTGGGTGCCGATATGCATCCTCCGCAATCCCGACGCCACTCCGGTCATCCCCGTGTCGGCAGCCAGCCAAATGTTCTTCCGTTTAGTTACTCATTAACAACCAATGAAAATCAACCGCGAACAATTCCTCCGAGACTTGGAGATGGTGAGGGCGGGTCTGTCCCCGCGCGAGTTCATCGAGCAAAGTTCCTGCTTTGCTTTTGGCAACAAGACAGTCATGACCTTCAACGACGAGGTGGCCTGCCGCAAGCCCATCGAAGTATCCCTCACCGGAGCCGTCCAAGCCCAAAGCTTGCTCGACATCCTGGGCAAGTTGGAGGATAAAGAGCTGACGGTGGAGGAGAACGAGAAGGGTGAGTTGGAGTTTCGCGGAAGCAAGAAAGCCTTTGGCGTCACTCGGGACGCAGAAATCTTCCTGCCCATCGACCGCGTAGAAACGCCGGACAAGTGGCACCCGCTGCCGGAGAAGTTTCTAGATGCGGTCCGCCTCGTCCAGCATTGCGTCAGCACCGACGAGTCGAAGTTCCTGCTAACGTGCATTCACCTTCACCCGGAATACATAGAGGCTTGCGACAATCACCAGCTCATGCGTTGCAACCTCAAGAGCGGGCTTAAGAATCCCGTGCTCGTCCGGGGTGCCTCCATGTCCCAAATACTCCTGCTGGGAATGAGCGAGGTGGCCCGCACCAAGTCGTGGATTCATTTCCGAAACGAAAGCGGGCTGATCTTTTCCTGCCGGGTCTACACCGAGGACTTTCCCTCCTTCGATGGCGCTTTGAAAGTGGAAGGGCACCCGATCGTCATTCCCAAGGGACTGGCCGAAGCTGCGGACCGCGCCTCTGTCTTCGCGTCCGACAAAGCCGGCGATCCGTTAGTTGCTGTCACACTTAAGACGGGCGCCTTGCGCATTACGGGCGAGGGCTTGTCCGGCTGGTATAAGGAGATCAAGAGCGTCACCTACAAAGGCCCGCAGCTGGACTTTCTAATTGCTCCCGACTTGCTGAAGCACATCTCCGAGGAATACTCCGACGCAATCATCAACCCGGAGAAGCTCAAAGTCTCCGGCGGCCACTGGTCTTACATCACCGTCCTGGGCCCGCCCACCGCCGACGCGGCCAACAACGGGGAGCCGGCAGACGAAGAAGCGCCTAAGAAGAAGCGCAAGCGCGAGGAGGACTAGCATGCCAGAGAAAGACATCCACATCAAATTTGACCTTAAGGACAGGGTGTTGATTCGGGAAGTCCAAAGGCCAGGAGTAGTCGATGCCATCACTCTGGATTACTTAGGTATTCAATACAGGGTGGCCTACTGGGACAATAGCAAGCGGGAAACAGTATGGTTGCCTGAAGAAGAGTTGACTCCAAGATGAAGGGTTTCTACCCATCCAGCGTAGTCCAGCGGGACCAGCCTAGCTCCTTGCTGCCCAAGTGCGGCAGTTGTGGCTTGTTCAAGACTTGCGAGAGCCCGAAGATGGAGCCCTACGGCCAGGGCCGGAGCCGCGTGCTTGTCGTCGGGGAGGCGCCCGGGCAGACGGAGGACGAGGAGGGACGGCCCTTCATTGGCAAGGCGGGCCAGTTCCTCCGCTCCCAGCTGGAAGCCCTGGAGATCGACTTGGATGAAGATGCCTGGACAACGAACGCCCTGATATGCCGTCCGCCTCACAACGCCACCCCGGACGATAGGCAAATCGGATACTGCCGGCCCAACCTGCTTAACGCTATACAACGCTTTCAGCCCCGGGTGGTCCTCACCCTCGGGCGAAGTGCTTTGGCGAGCGCCTTGGCCCCTTACTGGCGCGATACGGGCCCTTTGGAGCGGTGGGTGGGATGGCCCATCCCGCTGGAAAACCACTGGCTCTGTCCGACGTATCACCCCAGCTACTTGCTCCGCATGCGGAATCCGCTTATGGATCGGCAATTTGCCGAACACTTGGAACAGGCTTTTACTATCGAACAGGACCCACCCCAAGCAAGCGACTACAAAAGCGCCATCGAAATCCTTTATGACGAGCAGGAGATATATGAAGCCATCCGGGCAATAAACGAGCGCGGAGGCTGGGTGGCCGTGGACTACGAAACGAACTGCCTGAAGCCCGAGTATCCGGAAGCCCGCATCGTCTCCTGTGCCATCTCCAACGGGAAGCAGACGATCGCATACCCGTGGACGGGCAAGGCAATCGTAGCCACCGGCATGTTCCTACGGTCCCCGACCACCCGCAAGATCGCCTCCAACCTTAAGTTCGAAGAGCGTTGGACGCGGCGGGAGTTTGGGTGCGGAGTAACCTTTTGGGGATGGGATACAATGCTCGCCGCGCACTGCCTCGACAACCGCCCGGGCATCTGCTCGCTCAAGTTCCAGTCGCTGGTCAAGCTGGGCGTTCCCGTCTACAACGAGAACATTGAGCCTTACCTTTCCAGCGGGTCCGGCCACTACAACCGTATTGGAGAAATCGATATCAAATCGCTCCTGCTCTACAACGGCATGGACGCCCTGCTAGAGTGGCGGCTGGCGCGAAAGCAACGGAAGGAGATGGGATATTGTGATGACTAAATTCACGGAAGTTCCATTGGACCCTTCCCCGACTCCTGCTTGGGCTCGTCATTACATTCATGGGCACAGAAGCAAGAATGGAAAGAAGACGACTGAGTATAGTTGTTGGCAGGCAATAAAAACACGATGCTTCAACCCACACGCTGTAGATTGGAAAAACTATGGAGGGAGAGGTGTCACAGTTTGCGAGCGTTGGAAGAACTCCTTCCCCAACTTTTTGAAAGACATGGGACTGCGGCCACCTGGAATGACGATAGAACGGAAGAATAATGATGGAGATTATGAACCTAGGAATTGTTGTTGGGTGCCATCTTCCCAGCAGGTTCTGAATCGGAGAGTGCCTTGTTGGAGAGCTCCGTCCAAGAAAGTGTTATGAGGATTGATCCAATTAGGAAAGAAGGCTACGAGCTGCTTCAGGACGGCATCGTGGCGCTGGCGGAAGTGGAAGCCAATGGCATCCGGATTGACACCGGGCGCCTAGCGTCAACTCAAGATGACTTGACGAACAAGATACGCAAACTGAAGGAGGAACTAGAAACCTCCGAGCTGTGGAAGGTGTGGCGCCGGCGCTTTGGGACCAAGGCAAGTTTAGGCTCCCGGGACCAGCTGGCCATTGTGCTCCACGACGAACTGGGTTTTAAGGTGGGTGAGACGACGGAAGGCGGGAAGCCGTCCACGGACGAAGAGGCGTTGCAGAAGATAAACCATCCCGACGTCCTCACTTTCTGCCAACTGGCCAAGTATGTAAAGGCGCTAGGGACCTTCATCAAAGGGATTGAAAGGGAAATTGTGGAGGACCGGCTCCACCCCGTTTACAACTTGCACCTGGCCCGGACTTACCGCTCCTCCAGCGACTCGCCCAACTTCCAGAACTATCCCGTCCGCGACAAAGAGATCGCAGAGATCATCCGCAGCTTGTTCATTCCTTCGGCGGGTTGCGTGCTCGTGGAGAACGATTTCAAAGGCATCGAGGTCGCCCTATCCGCCGCGTATCACCACGATCCCGTGTTCATCGATTACATCACCACGCCCGGCAAGGACATGCACCGCGACATGGCGGCCCAGCTCTATATGCTCGAGCCCAAGCAAGTGGATAAAGACATACGCTATGGCGCCAAAAACAAGTTCGTATTCCCGCAGTTTTACGGCGACTTCTACGTCTCTTGCGCCCGCTCGCTGTGGGAGTGGATGCGGGCGGGAAAGTTGCAGGGCCCGGACGGCAAGCCGCTGAGAGAGCACTTAAAGGCGCAAGGCATAGACCGCTTAGGCGCCTGCGATCCCGAGGAGAAGCCGCTGCCACATTCATTCGAGAAGCATGTGAAGGCAGTGGAGGACGACTTCTGGAACCGGAGATTCAAAGTCTACGGGCAGTGGCGCAAGCAATGGTATCAAGATTACTTGGAGAAGGGTTCCTTCGACTTGCTGACCGGCTTCCGCGTGGCCGGCGCCTTCGCCCGCAACGCTGTCACCAACTATCCGATCCAGGGCTCCGCGTTCCACTGCCTACTTTGGTCGCTGATCCAGATTAACCGCACGCTCACCAAGCACAAGATGCAGAGCAAGGTGGTGGGGCAGATTCACGACAGCTTGCTGGGCGACGTGCCGGTAGACGAGCTTCGCAGCTACTTGGAGATCGTGGAGGAGGTTACTCTCGAAGCCCTTCCACAACACTGGCGCTGGCTCAATGTCCCGCCGGAAATCGAATATGAAATCTGTCCTCTCGGTGGGAACTGGTTCCAGAAGAAAGAATTCAAATTCAAACAAGGGCGGTTCACCCACCCTCAACAACCAGACAAGTCAACGACGGACCCCGAACGGTTCGTCCGGGCTTTAGGAAAGGCAACTCATGACCGAACTTTATAAAACGTATCGACCCCGCTCCCTCAAAGTAGTAGAGGGGCAGGAGGGAGCCGTCGCCTCCATCTCCAAAATGATGGAGCGGAACGCCGTCCCGCATGCCGTGCTTCTCACCGGGCCCAGTGGCGTCGGCAAGACGACAATCGCCCGCATCCTCAAGCAGCATCTGGAATGTGGAGACAACGACTTCGTGGAACTCAATTGCGCTGACTTCAAAGGGATCGACATGGTGCGGGACCTGCGGCGCAGTATGAACCTGGCGCCTATTACGGGCAAGACGCGGCTGTGGATTATCGACGAGGCGCACAAGCTCACCAACGACGCCCAGAACGCTTTCCTAAAGATCCTGGAGGATACACCCGCCCACGCCTACTTCGTGCTCTGCACCACGGACCCGCAGAAGCTTATCAAAACAATCCACACCCGCTGTTCGGAGGTAAAGCTCTCTGGGCTCGGCACCGAGGCGCTCCGCAAGGTGCTTCAGCGGGTTATCGCCAAAGCAGAACTCACCGTGGAGGATTCGGTGGTGGATGAAATTATTGAAGCTTCCGACTCCTCCGCCCGCAAAGCCCTGGTCATCCTAGACCAAATTGCTAGCTTGGAGGATTCGGAAAAGCAGCTCGCCGCCATCCGCACAACCACAATCAACAAGGACGTAGCGATCGACTTGGCCCGCTTGCTCGTGACCAACTGGCAGGCTGCCTGGGTGGATTGTGCCAAGCTCTTGCGGAGCCTCAAGGACGAGGATGCGGAAGGCGTCCGCTATTGCGTCCTAGGGTATGCGCGGGCGTGCATGGTCGGCGGTGAAGGGAAGCCACCCAACCCCAAGCTAGGCGCCCGGGCTTACATGGTAATCGACATCTTCAGCCGCAACTTTTATGACAGCAAGCAAGCGGGACTGGCCGCCGCTTGCTGGGAGGTGATCCACGCTAAATGAAAGACCCTGTTCCATTCAACGTCCGCCGGTCCGTGCTCCAAGACTGGGTTCACAACCTCACCTTCATGCAGCAGAGCGTTCTGATTGCTGCCGTGCGCGGGCCCGACGGGCTCCGCAAGGACCATTGCTCCAAAGTCCTTTGCCGGTGGCTGCGGCGGAGTTTCTTGATCAGTGCCTTCCAGCGCCGGGACTACAATAATCCCTGGGAGTTAGGCGGTGGCAGTTTCACCGGGCCCAGCTGCCTGCCCGAAGGAGACTTCCCTTGGGAAGTGTCGATGGACAAAGCAGTGGAGGAATACTTGCGCCACGTGGACGAGATGCCCCACCACTTCCAGCTTCACTTCATGCATGCGGCGGAGATACTAGGTTACAAACATGAAGACCCTCGTATCCGCACTTGGTGGCACCGAACTTATATTACCCTAGTCAACGACGCGCATCTTTGGCCAGAATCAGAAGCGCAGATGGACCGGCGCTTGGGAGATTTCGAAGCTCACTGGCGGGAGCGGGAAGAGGTAATCGCCCGGGGCCCATAGGAGAATATATAGGCATGGACAAATCAAAAGCAGAATCCGTTGTAGCAATCGACGACAAGAACCTAGACCGGGAGTGTATTCTCCTGCCTACGCAATACATTCGGGCCGCCTTCCAGGCTGCCGAGGCCAAGCGCGATGCGGTGGAGGCGAAGAACCTACTCTCCGTGATCGAAGCGGACATGGCGAAAGAAGTTCGCGGCGACCCGGTAGGCTTCGGAATTGAAAAGGTCACCGAGGCTGCGGTCAATGCAGCGGTGATCACGTCCGGCAAGTTCCGCAAAGCCAAGCAAGCCCAGCAGGATGCGGATTACAATAGTGATATCGCCCAAGCCCTCGTGTGGGCGATGGAACATAAGAAGCGGGCGTTGACAATGCTTGTCGAGCTGCATGGCATGGGATACTTTTCCGCGCCCAAGATCAGCGAGGAAGGGAAGCGGGTTATAGAACAGCAGATGCAACGCCGGGCCCGGCGGCCCATCGACGATTAATGACTCTAGGAGAGTTCATATTAGCAGGCATGTTCGGGGTCTTCGTGCTCCCGGTCTTGTCTTACATGATAGTGAAGTTTGGAACGGCGGGTTATTTCCGCGCCAAGCAACGGGAAACAAATAAACAAAAACAAAAGGCAGAAACCAATGAGTAGATCACAAAGAGAAGAACGCGGAGGAGGATACGCTTCCGCCCGGGAACGCGCGGAGAAAGCGGGGAGCGGCTCACGGGCAGGCTATCTCAAACTCCCCAGTGGAGTTAAGCTCTTCAAACCCAAAGCCGGCATCGTGTTGCTGGACATTATGCCCTTCCGAGCTGGGCTTCATAATCCCTTTGCGGACGAAGGCATGAAGTATTACGAGCGAACGTTCTTCGTCCACCGCAACATCGGACCCAATGAGGAGATGGTGCTCTGTCCCCGCAAGACGAGCGGCGGCCGGTGTCCCGTCTGCGAGCGCAAAGCCGTTCTCGCCCGCAAGGACGACGACGACGCCGAGGCGCTGGCCAAGGAACTGGAGCCCAAGCAACGCCAGCTCTTTAACCTTATCAACCGCAAGGAGCCAGACGCGGGGATACAGATTTGGGATATTAGCTATCACCTTTTCGGGGAGGAGCTAGACAAGTCCATCCGGGCTTCCGACGAGGAAGATCGCTGGGATGCCTTCTTCCACCTGAAGGACGGCTTCACGCTCAAAGTCTCCATGGAGGACGACTCCTACAGCGGCCACGCTTTCGTCCGGGCGGGCCGGATTGACTTCAAGAAGCGGGAGCCTTACGAGAGCGACATGCTAGACCAAGCCCACTGCCTCGACGAGTTGCTGACTGAGCTGTCCTACGAAAAGCTGAAGAAGCTCTACCTGGGCGTTGATGAAGAAGAAGACGAGGACGAGCCGCGCCACCGCCGGGACGAAGACGAGGACGCACCCAAGCGGCGCCACGCGGAGGAAGAGGAACCGCGCAGCAAGAAGCGCCACGCGGAAGAGGAAGAGGAGGACGAAACTCCCAAGCGCAAGCGGCCGGTAGAGGACGAGGACGAGCCACCCAGGAAGAAGAAGCCGGCAGACGAAGACGATGAATGGGATAAGTTCGACGAGGACAAGCCTAAGAAGAAGCCAGCTGCGGAGGAGGAAGATGAACCACCCAAGCGCAAGCGTCCCGTGGAGGACGATGAACCACCGCGCAAGAAACGCCCGGTGGAGGACGAGGACGAGGACAAGCCTAAGAAGAAGCCGGCCGCGGACGAAGACGATGAATGGGATAAGTTCGACGAGGAGAAGCCCAAGCGGCGTCCCGCGGAGGAAGAGGAAGAGGAGGACAAGCCCAAGCGCAAGCGTCCCGCTGCGGAAGAAGAGGACGAGGACAAGCCCAAGCGCAAACGATAGGACCCCAAGCCCAACCCAACAATGGATACTAAAGCCGTGGTCAAAATGCTGACAGCCAAACGGCCGAAGATCCTGCTAGACCGGGAGAGTGCTCTCAGCAGTGGGAGCACTCTCCTCAATCTTGCTTGCACCGACCACCCCGACTTCGCCTTCATGAAAGGAGGCTACTACTACCTGGTCGGGGATAGCATGTCGGGCAAGACGTGGACCAGCTTGACTTGCTTTGCCGAAGCGTGCTTGAACCCTGCCTTCAAGAACTACCAACTCATCTTCGACGATGTGGAAGGCGGAGCCAAGATGGATGTTGAATACTACTTCGGCAAGGAGGTAGCCCGCCGAATGAAGCTGGAACAGTCCACCACCATCGAAAGCTTCTACACCACGCTGGCTAGGCTGGCACGGGCGGACAAGCCCTTTGTCTACGTGCTCGACTCCCAGGACGCCCTGACTTCCAAAGCCGCTGCCAAGAAGGTGAGCAAGCAACGCAAGGCGGACGAGGAGGGACAGGAGGCGGCCGGGTCCTACGGGGATGGCAAGGCCAAGTATCACAGCGAAAACATTCGCCAGGTCCTTGCGGACTTGCGTGCCTCCAAAAGCATCCTCATTATCATCGGGCAGACGCGCGACAACCTGGGCTTCGGGTTTGAGAAGAAGACGCGGAGCGGTGGCAAAGCCCTCCGCTTCTATGCGCAGCTGGAGATCTGGACTTCCGTATTCAAGAAGATCCAGCGGACTGTCCGCGGCCGGCCGCGCACTATAGGCGCCCGGTGCTTAGCGGAAGTGAAGAAGAACCGCGTGACGGGAAAGATAGGCAAGGACCGGCAAGTGGAGATTCCTATCTACTATGGGTTTGGGATCGACGACGTGGGCAGCATCGTGGATTACTTGGTCGGGGAGGAGCACTGGTCCGCGAAGGAGGTCACCAAGGGGAATAAGACAACCAAGCTGCTTCACGCGCCGGAACTGGAATTCAAAGGGAGCCGGGGCCAGCTCATTGCCCACATTGAGCAGGAGAAGCTCGAGCCTAAAATCCGCAAGCTCGCCGGAGAGGTGTGGGCCCAAATAGAAGCGGAATGCGAGCCACGCAGAAAGAGACGTTATGAGTAAGGACTATCTGCCAGTATCCATCAAACTGCCAGCTACGGTGCGAAAGGTAATTCAAGTTGCTTGCAATATCGACCCGGCAGGCAAGTATTTCATTCTGGCCCTCTGCAACGACGGGACGTTATGGAAGTTGTCTGGACTTTACGAAGGCAAGCCGGAGTGGGAAACTTTCCCTACTCCACCGCCCGGGAGGGAGGAGTGAATTGCAGCCTGTCCCAACCGGTGTTAACTTGCCAACATGAACAATCCAAGTTCGATTCTAGCAGCGGTGGCCGGGTTGCTTGCGGTCCTTTCGTTCTTCAAGCCGCAATGGCCGCTATTGTCCGTGGCAGTCCTCCTTCTAGCGGTAGCTGTATTCATTGCGCACAACAAGTAAGGAGGGACCCGTGAAGCCCTGTTGGTTTAAGGAGGCCAATACGACATATGGCCCGCCTACGGGCTTTACCGAATCCCAAGTCGCTTCCATCCCCGCGTGCCTCTATCAAATGAGAGGCGGGCCTTGCGATGGAGTAGACATGGTCGCTGTGGCTTGGAAGCCGGATGCGGAGGACTTGGCGCGGCTGAACGCGGGCGGACCGGTTTTCCTTTGCTGCATCGGCGGACTGCCAGCTCATTTCCTTTCCACTGAATCTCCACCTAAGCAATGAAAAGTCTAATTCCTGAAAGCCAGATCCCCCGCACCGAGCACGCCAACGAAGTTTGGACGCCGGAGGAGGACGACGCCTTGCTAGATGCCCACTTGGCCGGTGGCTCGCCCGGAGCCCTGGCTGCCGAGTTCAAGCGCAAGCCCAAAGCTATCGTCCGCCGCATTGACTATTACCGCGACAATGAACGTGACTGGGTATTGAACTACAAACCGGTGGACCGCATCAGCCGGAAGGGGAAGCGGCTTACGACTAACGAAAAGTTAATTATCGCAGCACACCGCAAGAAAAAGATCGCTCCGTATCTGACGGCGCGGGTCCTCGCACGGGACGTGAGCGAGATCGAAGACCACTCCGGGCAAGTAGCGGAGGTAAAGAACCTAAACGTCCTAGCTCCCAAGCTCGACCTGATTTGGGCGTATCGTTACATTCACTTCGTCTACAAGAAGCCGTTGATAAGCGACACCGTTTACAACGAACTAGTGGACGAGGAGATTGAATATGGCGGCGGGTTGCTGTCCTTCGAAGCCATTAAAGAACACCGAGGCTGGCCGGAGCACATCAAATGCCTCGCGCTTTATCTCGTAGGCAAGCGGGACGCCCAGCTGGAAACCACGGGCAAGATTTACACGGTGGGCGAGAAGGAAGGACTCTACGCAGGACCCTTCCCCACGCTCAAGGAGGCCCGCGCTTGGGACGGCAAGAGCAGCGCCAGCCGCATTTACGAAACGAAGGGAAGCCACTCGCGGGCCGTGGGCCGCTGGCTTGTAGACGAGCAACGCTGGGAAATGCGCGAATGAGACCGCCGCTGCTCGTCATCGACGTTCACTACTTGTGCCACCGGGCGTTCCACTCTAACCCCAAGGAACTGAGCTGGAAGGGGCGGGCCACAGGAGTAATCTTTGGCTTCCTCAAGTCCATTTCCTACCTGAAGGACGAGTTTCAAACGGACCAGGTGGCGTTCTGCTTCGAGCACCCGCACCTCTTCCGCCGGGACGTCTACCCGCCCTACAAGCGGCGCCGGCATACAAAGAAGAAGACGCCGGAGGAGATCAAGGACTACGTGAGCCTCGTAGGCCAGATTTCCTCCTTGCACAAAATTTACTTGCCACAGATCGGATTCAAGAACGTCTTTTGTTTCCGCGGGATGGAAAGCGACGACATCATGGCCGCACTGGCACGGGACTGTCCGAACAATGAAGAGGCTATCCTCGTGACTGGAGATGCCGACTTGCTCCAGTGCCTCCGCCCCAACGTGCACATCTATTCTCCTATCGAACGCAAGCTGTGGACGGAGGACAAGTTCGTCGGCAAGCTAGGAATCACTCCGCCCCAATGGGCCGTGGTGAAAGCGATTGCCGGCTGCAAGGGCGACGAGGTGGAAGGGATACGCGGGGTCGGGGACAAGAGCGCAATCAAATACATTAAGGGAGAACTCCCGCAGAAGACTCTCCAATACCAAGCAATCACTTCCCCGGAAGGAAAGGCGATTGTGCGCCGGAACCGCCCGCTCGTTCAACTGCCGTATGCGAGCTGTCCGACACCCGTGCTCCAGCAGGATTGCGTCACGCGCCAAGCGTGGCGGGAGGTTTGTGGGTTGCTAGGGATGAAGTCCATCGCCGGACTTCCGCCCATTGCGACCAGAAAGTTGAACTATGGGCAAAACACGAGACCCCGTAATTAGATTTTGGGACCTTGTAGACGTCCGAGGCCCTGACGATTGTTGGGAATGGACAGGTGGGAGGAATAGCAAGAAGCCTCACTTAGCCTACGGGGTCTTCTGGATAGGGGATCGACACGTCCTAGCTCACCGATTTTCTTTAATGTTAAAGATAGGAAAGTGGCCGGTGCTGAAAGCCCTTCACAGTTGCGACAATCCACCTTGCTGCAATCCCAACCATCTGCGGGAAGGGACCCAAGCCAATAATATGCACGACATGAATTCAAGGCAGCGAAGGGAGTGTGAGCGCGGAGAAGCCCGTCATTGTGCCAAGCTGAATGAAGAAAAAGTCCGTCTTATACGGAAACTATTCAACCCCGCTAAACGAAACAAAGCCACCCTCGCGCGGCAGTTCGGAGTCGATAAGAATGTGATTCAGTTAGTGGCTGAAAGAAAAGCCTGGAGGCACGTGATATGAAGAAAGGAGGAGGGAGTCAAAAAGGAAGTCAATTTGAACGAGAGATATGTTCTGCCCTTTCTTTGTGGTGGACCGATGACCAGAGAACAGACGTCTTCTGGCGTTCCAGCCAAAGCGGCGGGCGGGCGACACAACGGACAAAGAAGGGACAGAAGACGTTCGGCTCTTACGGAGACATTGCTGCCGTAGACCCGATCGGCCAGCCGCTCCTAAAGGCGTTCACCATCGAGCTGAAGCGGGGACGCTCGCACGGGAGTCCGGGCGACCTGCTAGATGCAATCCCACCAGCAGGCAAGGCGCCCAGCCCATTCGAAGCAACGTTGCGCCAG